ATCGCGGCAATATCCATTTCATCCATTTTAATAAGTCCTAAATATAGTTGTTAGGGCTTTATTTTATCATGGTTTATATTGGCCAATGCTGAATATCGGAAACTACAAAGGCTCAACAGATACCAAGACATCGAAGCCAAACTTTAATCCGACAAACTTATACGCTTCATCCATTGATATGCCGTTAGGATCAAGCATAACAGTGCTTTTGCCGGAAGTGAAGGTGACTTTGAAGGCTTTGGATGAAGTGAAAACAGTATCGTTTTCACCTCGCTTTGCCATTATTTCTTCTTTTTCTTGTGCTGTTAACATATATTTATCGCATTCCTCGAAAAACCAACCAACATCGCGCCATCTTTTGCCTATCATGTTCGAGTCTTTATCGCACGAATAATCTTTAGAGTCGCGTAAAGTTCTTTTTGTTATAGTGGTGTTTTTTACACATCTTGCATATACAGTATATCTGTTTATTCCTATTTCTTTTTCAGCTGCTCTGCTTGAAGCAAAAACACCATATGGCGTATGATACAAAACTTTAAACTTGTTTGAAAAACAACCTTGGAAAAAATCTGAAAGCTTATCTTTCCATTCCTGAGTTCTAAAGTCATTATTTTTACTTTGAGCATTACTCATTCTAGCTCTTGTCTCTTCAGACCTCTTAATACCTTTCAGTGTGTCGCTTATCTTTTTTCTGTAAACAGGATCAGACCTATCAACACTTATCATTGACTTATGCCATATCTTTTTAGCTATTTCATAAGACCTTCCACCAGCTATAGTCTGCCCGTTTTGCTTTCTTGCCATACCCCAGAAAGCCAGACCCATTTTTTCAATACCATTCTTGCACAATATGGCTTTGAAATGTTTATATAGTGCAAAATGACAGATAAAATGCTCTCTTGCTGTAAGTAGGACTAAGTTGGTTTTATTGTTGTCTCCGCCTAGAGACTTTGGCTGTATATGATGGTTCTCATAATATCCTTGAGACCTATTCCTGTTTAGTTTTTGTGCATTATTTATTATTGAAAAGTAAATACGAGTGTACTTTGTTTCTTTTTTGTAGAACATAAAGAAAGGCCGCAATTAAGCGGCCACCTCGTTGTTAAAATCCTAAATCGTATTGACCAATACGTAACGCATCATCCAGATTGTCTTTAGCGCATTTAAAATAACTTTCTTTTAATTCTGCGCCAATAAACTTGCGCCCCATCTTTAACGACACATAGCCTTCAGAGCCAATACCCATAAAAGGACTCCATACAGTATCGCCTTCTTTACTCCAAAGCTGCAAGCATCGCTCAATCACATCGAGCTGGAGCGGCGCTATATGTCGCTCATCAGAGCCATCTCTGGCAAGTTTATAATTCAAAGTGTTAGTTTGCCTAATGGTATCCCAAACAGGTGAAGCATAACGCTGCCATACATCAATACTTGTCCCCTTATTTTTCACTGGAACTTGTACAGTGCGACCATCATTATAAATAACTTCTCTAAAACCTTCTAGCTTTTCTTCGCCCGCGTAATGAGTAAACTCACCTTCTACCGGATAGTCATTCTTTCCAGCCTTACGCATAACAACAACATAATCAGGCAGTCCCTGACGACTCATAGAGCTGTCTTTTTTAATTGTCTTATGAAGCAATCCTAGCGCCTTCGTGCGCTGCATGGCCACCACTGGGTCTTTCCAGATACAAACCTCTGAATGATAAATAAAACCTGCTTCTTGATAAGCTTTTATAATTTCACCACGGAAATCACGAACACCAATATAACCATGATGGAACTTACTTGTAGGCAGATTCATGCAATGAATAGCTACATTACGTCCTTCTTTCATAACTCGAAACTGTTCTTTAATAAGAAACTTGTACTGCTCCCAGAACTCGCTAGAGCTTGAACTGTTGCCCATATCTCGGTCAGAATTTGAATATGTGAAGAGCGATTCGAAAGGGGGACTAAACACCGAGAACCCAACGCTATTATCTGGCAGTGTTTTAGCTACCTCAACAGTATCGGCATGGTAAATTGCATAATCGTCTGTAATAACTTGATCTAAAACTTTCATTAAAAATTTTCCTGTAAGAATAGTTTGTATTTGTTTTTCTTGCTATGAACCCATTTGTGGCAATCATAACAAAGAAGTATTAAATTTCCAACATCGCATCTGTATTTTTCTACAGAAAAAGATATTATGTGGTGTATGTCGAATCTATCATTGATCCTATCTATGTTTCTATGATCTTTAAAGCAGCATTGGCATATTGCATCATCTCTATGCCATACCTTTTTAACGCATTCCTTCCATTCATCCGACGAATAAACCCTTTGCCTTTCTGGCGTACATCCACCCTTCCAGTTTGGATGCTGTTCTCCAGTCTTCCCCTTCCAGTAAGGAACTTTGTGACCATATCCGGGTATTCGGCCGTCTTTTTTACAAATATCTGATATCTTTTTCTTTGTTTCTTCAGAGTGACGCCTTCCTGTGAACGGTGATTCATGACCTTTTTTAAACCTTTGTCTTTCGTCGTGACCTCTTGGTTTTACAGGTATATTTGCCTCTCTCATCCATTCCCAAACTCTTTTTGGGTCTCGACCTATATCTATTGCTATTTCGTTGCATGTTTTTCCTGCATACCAATACTGTTCGTACAGGTATTCATTTGTAGCGACACACATTTCGCGCATCTGAACCTGATGCCTGCCCTTACAGTATTTTCCGCAGTAAAAATATTTGAATTTTACATATTCACCATTTAACTTCTTGTAAAGCCGCCTAAAAAGACGGCACCCACAATAAAAGCATTCTACTTCTACCTTACTATTCACTTTTCAACCATTCAGGAGTTTTCATTTCAACAGACGGATTATAATCTGTTTTTGTTGCTTTTGCACTAGAAATTTGCTTTAACGTCAAAGTTCTCATGTGCTTAACCATGCGTTCTGACATTTCATCGTGCTGCTTTTGTTTGCGCTTGATGTTTTCCATTACTGCGCCTTCCGCTTCTGAAGACACAAGAACAACAGTAACCTCTCGATTCTGACCAAATCGCTGACAACGACGAATAGCCTGATAAAGACGCTCTAAACTATCGGATACACCACAGAAAATCATACGGTTACATACCTGATAATTCAACCCCATCCCTGCAATGGACGACTTTGTTACCAGTCGCTTTACGTTCCCATCTGCAAAGCCTAACAGCTTTTCTTCTTTGTACTCCGGCTTATCTGAACCTTTTACCTCAACCGCGCATGAAATACCTTTTTTAAGCATATCTGATTCATTGTTGAAGTCACACCAAACAAGCGTTGATTCATCTTCTGGCTGACTTTCAACCCAGTTAACTGTAGCCTTTACACGTTCTTCTAATGAGTCTTTACGCGCTTTAAGTCTTTCACTAAGTGTTTGCGCTTTCTCTACAAAAAGACCATCTAAACCTTTAGAAGGTACGATTATTTCTTCATACTTAACAGGAGGTAAGTCGTAACCTGTATCATCAAATCCTAGATCAGAAGGCTTGCGCAGAACAATGCACCATGTCGCCATCCATTCCCAGAATTTATCTTCTGCATGATGTTTAAGCCGCCAATCTCCGGTGTTTGCCGTATCATTGATAAAGAACATAGACAGCATTTCCATCTGAGTCATCACGCCCAAGAACTCGCTCTGCGTACCTAGTTCGGTGTAGTCGTTCGGGCTAGGAGTTGCAGACAGTGACAGCTTATAAGGTGTATCTTTGAACTGCTGCGTAATGTATTCACGAACTCTACCAAACATGCCTTTAAGAATAGAGCTTTCATCAAGAACAACGCCTGAAAAACTTTCTGGATTAAAATGCTCTAGCTTTTCGTAGTTTGTGATATAGACGCCTTCGCTTTCTTCTTCTACGTCCTCTTGCGACTTTGCAATCTTAAAAGAAATGTCTGAATGGTCGAATCCAAACTTTTCACTTTCTTTGATAAGAGAAGCACCTACAGCAAGTGGCGCAAGAACGATAACTGGCATTCCTGTTTTCTTTGTTACAGCGTATGCGAAATTAAGAAGGCATAGCGATTTTCCGACTCCGGTGTCGAAAAACAATGCCGCTCGACCACGCTTTAAAGCCCACTCAATACCTAGTTTTTGGTGTCCCTTTGCGTTTCCGTTCACCCATTCTTCTGGAACATCGAACCCATAACTAAGAGGCTGAAATGACTTCTTTGCCAAAAACTCCTCATAACTCATCGGCATTCTTTTTCCACCTCTTTCGCCAACTGAATAAGATTAGCCAATTTACCTGCTCCGATCTCTGTTGAATTTGGATTCAATGATAATACTTCTTTGACGATCTTGTCAATAGGTTTTGATTTATTTGAAGATGAAATATTTGCAAATACGTTGCATTGTTTAGCAAGACTTAACGCTTTGTCGAGTTCTGTATTCATGATTTCGCCTCAAAAAAAATATCCCCACCGTTGTTGGTAGGGATATTGTCGCTTATAAGGTTTCGGTTGTCAACTGTTTCGCAGCATATTTAATCCTACGGTATGTCGCTCAATCTCGCCAAATTCTTTATGATGAATTACGCATTTCATGTCCCGCAATGCGCTATACCCGTGCGATACAGCGTAAAAGTCTTTAGCAGCAAGCGTTCTAACGGTTTCAACAGTACATCCGTTATACTCTTTTACTGAGTCGTGGTGAACATGCCCTGTATACCACACTCGATACTCCGTAGAACCCCAGTATTCAGGTTGCTCAGATGCCATGACAAGTGGAAGTCTATCTGATTTAATGCTATGCCCGTGATGCGCGCCAATTAGGTTTTTACCGAATTTATAGTAATGTGTGGCTGTTGGCTCTTTATTGATAATAACTCTAGGCTCATTTTTATACATATTAGACAGGCAAACAGATAAAAACATAGCACTATGGTCATCGTGATTACCAATAACATTGATAACGGTTACTTTTTCATGCCTTTCAAGTGCTGACTCTATACACTGACGCAT